GGGAATCTCGCTTCCAAGGGTAGATGCTCTGTTGAGTATGTCCGAAAGGTGATTAACGAGATGATTGCAGATGGACACCTAAAGATTATTACTAAGGGAAACTCTCGAGGTAATGCAACCGTCTATCAGTTGATATGGAAGAAACTACCCAACTCTGTTGGGGAGGAACAAAGTTTAGGAGAGGTAGAACTCCCCAACTCAGATACCCCCAACTCCCCAACTTTAGAGCCTCAACTCCCCAACGCCACTCCGTACCATCCGTCCTATACATCCGTCCTATCTACAACAAAGAGTGACGAAACTGCTATCGCAGTTATCGCACTCTCAGAAGCAGTTGCTAGAAAATGGTGGGAAAAGCAAAGAGTCAAGCCTTTAGGTAAAAGTGCTTGGCACTCTCTACTAGCAATCTGCCAAGCGGCAGAGAAGCGAGGCTATACAGCCGAACAGATTGAACAAGCCCTTGATTACATAGGGACAGTTCCTTCAATGAGACAAATGGATTTAGTTCTAAGAGGAGTAGGAGTTAAAACTAAGCATGAACAATCAGCAATTAGAGCAATCGACTTGGCAGAAAAGTTCCGCAATGAGTCTCTCTGACCTAGCAATCCTTTTAGGATTCATCGGAATTTATGACCTGCGTATTCAAGTAGATGAGTTAAAGGTCAGGGCTTGGGCTGAGTCTTTGGATTCAGATGTGCCTTTAGAGGAGGCGAAGAAAATCGTCTCTTGGCATTACTCAAACTTCGACACAGCAATAACTCCGTCTCACATAAACAAAGAATGGCGTCGTAGACTTGCTGACCAAAGAGAGCGTGAGCGAGGTCGGCTCATGTCCTTAGAGTGGGAGCAAAGAGAAAAACAAAAAGCCTCACCTGAAGTTGTAGCAAAGATTAAAAAAGAATTGTTGGACAAATTGAACAGAGGTCAAGATGCTCCGTTGGAAGAGGATAATGGAACGGTGGCACCTAACTCATGAGGATATTTCGGTTTGTAGGTTGGTACAGCAGATGGCGATTCAAACGGAGTCAGAGGTATGCCCTGCTTGCTTGGACGCCATCGCAGATGAAAGATTACAATGGCAAAACCTAAACCTAACAAAGTTTCTGAAGAAACCCGATGGGCAGTCTTAGCCCGTGCTTTCTATAAATGCGAAAGATGTAATCGGGATTTCTTAGGCTTTCCAATGTCAGTTCATCATCGGCGTCCCCGAATGATGGGCGGGTCAAAGAATCAAATGCTCCACGAGCCAGCGAATCTTATTGTTCTTTGCGGTAGTGGAACTAGCGGATGCCATGGATGGGTTGAGTCAAATAGAGACAAAGCCCGAGAACTTGGCTACCTAATTCAAAAGGTTGAGTCGGCTGAAGTGATTCCATTTCAAGACGAAAATGGTTCTTGGTGGCAGATAGACAACCACGCCCAAAAAACGCAACTGGACATGATGCGGAGTAACCCTCATGCTTAAGCCATGGAATGTTTTTGTCAGGTTGATGAAACCGAGCAGACGATTTATCGTCTTGAGTTCCCTCAGCGTCCGTGGACAACAAATGCTGAACGGGCTGGTAACAGATGGGAACGAGCGAAACTCACAAAAGATTGGCGAACGGGTTTTCAACTCTTGGCTAAATATGAGAAGATACCTCCTATGTCGTGGATTACCGTCACGGTTGAGCCACATCAGAAGGGTGGTCGCTTACAGGATGTAGGGGCGTGTAATCCCTCAGTCAAAGCGGCGATTGACGGACTTGTAGATGCAGGAGTTCTTCCTGATGATTCTTCAAAGTTTGTTAAGTCGTTAGTTTTTCTGCCACCTAAGAACGATAGAAATTCGTTAGTGATTTACATACGAGGAGTAAAGAAGGAGAGGACATATTGAACTGGAATTTAATATGGACAGTAGTTGGATTAGCGATTGCTAGTTTTTTCTTACTGCCGTTTTATTTTGCAATGTTAATTGCATACAAAAAAGCAATGATGAAAATTGAATTGGAGTTTGTTGCAACGGCAAACCACATTCAAAAGAAGGTTAAATTTGACGATGCTGTCGAACGCCTGTTCGAAGAAGGAGAAGCGATATGAGCACAGTTATGGAAGCAACAGAGTTAGACGGCAAAGGACTTGATGAGGTTAAGTTATTAACCGATGCTATCCGTACTCACCAAGTACAGATTCAAGATTTAGGTAAACGCCGAAAGCAGTTGATTCTTAGATTGCGTAAACAGCGAATTACCTACCGTGAAATTGCTGAAGCCATGGGAGTATCTGAGCAGTTAATTTACAAAATTATTCGCAACGATATTTCCCGCACACCTGAGTACGATGCCGAAGGCAACCTAGTTCGTAGACGAGGACGACCAGCGAAACAACTTGTCTAATGAAGTTCATAGAGTTATTCGCAGGAGTTGGTGCGTTCAGACTCGGACTTGAAAGAACTGGTCATGAGTGTGTATGGGCTAACGAATGGTTAGAGAGACCGAGGAGTATTTATGCCCGAAATTTCGGAGAACAACCTGACGGACGAGATATTAGAGATGTTTCCGCTGGAGACATTCCTGATGCCGACCTCCTCGTTGGAGGATTCCCTTGTGCGACTTTTTCAGTTGCAGGAAAGCGAACTGGATTCTCCTTGGATGACACCCGAGGGACACTCGCTTTTGAAATGTTTAGACTCGCTAGGGATAAAGCAATACCGTACATCCTCTTTGAGAATGTCAAAGGACTCCTCAACCATGATGGAGGACGAACCTTTGAAATCATCCTCGAAGTCTTGGATGGCATGGGGTATGACTGTCAATGGGAATTGCTTGACAGCCAAAATTTCGGAGTCCCGCAACACCGAGAAAGGGTATTCCTTATCGGACATCTTAGAGGAAAACCCCGACCAAAAGTATTTCCTATCGGAGCAACAAGTAGAAGCAATGCTCAGTCGGACAAGGAAGAACGAGAAGGAAGGCAGGGGTTTTTCTCCCACATTTCTCCGACCCTTGACGCCCATTACTACAAAGGAGGAAACTCCCGACAATATGTAGTTGAGCAGTTTATCCGCCGAGATAATGCTTTCAGAACTTTTGAGAATGTGGCTCCAACACTTCTCGCTCACATGGGAACTGGCGGTAACAATGTTCCTTTTGTAAGACCAGTCTTGGATGTTGCTCGAGTTAATAAAAAACCAAACGGGCGACTAATCAAAGATGATGGAGACCCGATGTACACAATTACAGCGCAAGACCGACATGGAGTTCTAACAGGCGACGATGATGGTTTTGCTCTCAGAAAATTAACTCCCTTGGAGTGTGAAAGACTTCAAGGGCTACCCGATGGATGGACGGAGTTTTACGAAGATGGACGAAGAGTTTCAGATTCCGAAAGATACGAACGGTGTGGACGGACAATCACAATTCCTGTTGTGGAAGCGATTGGTAGAAGGCTTCATGAGTTCTACTGAGCCATTTTCTTTTGACACCATCGATAACTTTGATGAGCATATCGCTCAGTCAATTCCGAACTATCACACGCTAACTGAAGCAATCTGTGATTTAAGTACATACTTTATGACCGAAGATACTCAGGTCATTGACCTTGGATGTTCTACTGGAAAACTATTAGAGAAACTTCCTCACCGTGGTAAGAAAATCGGCATTGATATAGCGGATAACCTCTTGCCTGAGTCCCATGATGAAACCCTTTATGTTCGCAAAGATTTAAGAGCCTTCAATGGTTTTGGTAAATCGAGTTTAATTCTTTCAGTCTTCACCCTCCAGTTCATTCCATACGAAGACAGACCAAACATCCTAAGCATCATCTATGAATCTCTAGTTGAGGGTGGGGCTTTTATATGGGCTGAGAAAGTTAGGGAAGAATCGGGTGAACTAGAGCAGGTAATCAACGGCGCTCACTATGACTTCAAGCGCAAAGCCTTTACCGCTGAGGAGATACTAAACAAAGAGCGGGACTTAAGACCCATCATGAAAGTTAATTCCTCAGTACGAAATCAGATATTGGCAGAGAACGCAGGGTTTACAGTAGGCACAATGTTTTGGAAGTTCTTTAACTTCGAAGCATGGATTTACATTAAATGAAAGCGAAAATAAAAGTTGGACAAGTTGCTTCAGTTCCTCTTTCATCCCTTGAGTCATATCCGACGAATCCTCGTCGTGGCGATATTGAAGCGATTGCTCAATCTCTCAAAGCCCATGGGCAGTACAGACCGATTGTTGTTCAGTATGGCTCGAATTTTATCTTGGCGGGTAACCACACATACAAAGCGGCGAAGAAACTTGGCTGGAAAAAAATCAAGATAACTTATGTTGAGGTAGATGAAGAAAGCGCTCGCAAGATTGTCTTGGCTGATAATCGCCTGACTGACCTAGCCACTTACAACGAGCCATTGCTCAAGAGTTTATTGACCGCACTTCCCGAACTTGAAGGAACTGGCTTCACTCAATCTGAGGTTGAGACTTTAGATAGGTTGATGACTGGTAAGGATAAAGACCCTGTGAGCGGTTCTAAGCCTTTACCTAGCGACCCTGAAGTAAAGGTTAGCGCTTGGAAGTTTACAGTTGAACTTGAGGCTTACAAGGCTTGGAAAGAGCAATTATATGTAGAGGCTCCGACAAAACAGAAAGCCATTAAAGAAATCAAAACCCGATTGGGATTGCCTGAGCGAAAGCCAGTTGAGCCTGAGCCAAACGGCGAGCGCTCTGAAGTTACTTCTGAAGATATAGAGACAGTTGGAATTAACGAAATCAAGATACATCCGCTTAACCCAAGAGAAGGCGACATTGGTTCAATCATTGAGTCCCTTACTCACATGGGTCAATATCGACCTATCGTGGTCAATAAGCGCACCAAACATATTCTCTCAGGGAACCACACCTATCAAGGAGCGGTTCAATTAGGATGGGAGAAGATTGCCGTTCATTGGGTTGATGTCGATGATGTTGAGGAAATTAAAATTCTTATCGTCGATAACCGCACCTCTGACTTGGCAACATACGACCCACAGGAGTTGAACAAACTTCTCACCAGTACGGGCTTGCGGGGAACAGGCTTTAGTGCTGAGGAAGTGGCTGAGATTCTCGCAGGAGGAAAATCTAAGCCTGGGCATATTCCTGTGGGTCGCACAACCATCCGAGTCGGCGAACACAATATGAGAGTTCATACCGAAGACTTAAACGAATGGGCTAACACAATAAATGGCTGGAAAGATGTAGCCGAGTTATTATTCATTCCACTTGAGGCTTGCACAACCGAGGTAGAATAAAGACATGGAAAAGAAGATTGGACGATACTGGCTCGCTTGGGGTCGCAAAAGCGGATTCGGCATTGGCTTCAATATCAGTAAATACGGAATCGATATTGACTTAGGGTTTTGGTACATAGGGGTGGAGTTCTAGTGACAACCGCAGTTGTAAAGAAAAGCGCTAAACCTAAAGGCAGACCAAAGGGAACAACCGTTCTCCTTGATGATTCTAAGCGTGAAGAGTTAATCAATCTCATTGTCCTCGGTATGCCAGTAAACAAAGCGGTAGCCATGGTAAACATTGCTGAGTCCACTTTCTATAACTGGATGAGCCGTGGAATGGTTGAACGAGACAGGCTGGCAACGATTCCTGATGCAAAACCTAAACCCGAGGAGAAAATATATTTAGATTTTTTGGAGTCTCTCACACGGGCTAGAGCGGAGGCAATCGCTAAAAAGGTTGCAGTTATCTCAAGTGCGGCAAGCCAAGGAGACTGGAAAGCATCCGCTTGGTGGTTAGAGCGTCAAGCCCCTGAAGATTTTGGCAAGGTCGATAAGCAAGAGGTTTTGAGTCATTCCGTGTCAGAGGTTAGAGTTACAGTCACCATGGGAGAACTACAAGAGAAGATAGCCAAAGTCCTAGAGTCCCGTAAATCGAAAAGCGCTTAACCCATGACCGAGAGACTTCTCGATAAGTTCCTCGAAAGTGATTCCACTAAACAAGCGGAGTTGCTGGCGATGCTTACCCCTGATGAGCGTCATGCCTTATTGGTCATCCTTGATGCAGAGTTAGATAACCCTTGGGCTAGATGGCAAAACGACCCAGTTGGATTTATTGAACAAGGGCTAGGGGAAACTCTTTGGAGTAAACAAAAAGAGATTCTAAATTCTTTGATGGTAAATAAGAGAACGGTAGTTCCTGCTTGTCATGCGCCTGGGAAATCTCACTTAGCGGCACGAGCAGTTGCATGGTGGTTATCAGTTCATCCCGCAGGTACAGCCGTTGCAATTACAACAGCGACTACACACCGACAGGTAAGAAACATTATGTGGCCGCATATTAGAAGAGTTCACGCTAAACATAACTTGCCTGGGGAAGCCGATACGGTTCAATGGAAGATTAACGGCACCGTAGTTGGATACGGATTTAGTCCAAGCGCTCATGATGAAACAGCGGTTCAGGGTATCCACGCACCTAACTTGCTCGTAGTAGTTGATGAGGCTGGAGGTTTATCTGACACAATCGGTGGAGCACTTGAGTCTCTCATGACTGGTGGTAATACAAAACTACTTGTCCTTGGTAACCCGCCAACAGATACAGAGCAGACATGGTTCGAAAGAATCTGCTCGAGTCCGCTTTACAACATCATTCCAATCAGCGCATACGACACACCAAACTTTACGGGTGAGCCAACTGGCAGATGTCGCTCATGCCCTGACTACATAGAAGCCCACGAAGTAAAGACTCACCTAGTAGATGAGACTTGGGTTCATGATGTTATTTCTGAATTCGGTGAGGATTCACCATTCGTTGAAGCCCGTGTTATGGCGCAGTTTCCTAAATCTAGTACAGGCAAGGTTATCCCGTTTGCTTGGGCTGAGATGGCAACAGAGAACGAAGAGCCGATTGAATCTAAGATAATAAAACTTGGAGTTGATATTGCATCAGATGGCGGAGATGAATTTGTTATTGCTCGATTAGACGGCGGAGCAGTTAGCATTGTTCACCGTTCATCAGGTAAACAAAATGCCAACGCAGTTGATGTGGCTGGAGTTGTTATGCGAGAGGTTGAGGCTTGCATCAAGATTCATCAAGATAGAGAAGTCCGAGATAGGGTCAGAGTTAAAATCGATACCATCGGTTTAGGTTGGGGAGTTGTCTCTCTGCTCGATAGATGGGTCAAAGAGCGCTCGCTACCTGCTGACATCATCGGAGTCAATGTAGCCGAGAAGCCTAAAGACCAAGCAAAGTTTAAGAATCAAAGAGCCGAGATGTGGTGGAACGCTAGGCAGATGATTCAGCCTAAAGATGGTAAACAGGATATTAGATTAAATGTAGATAGATTCGTCTTGTCACAAATGGCAGGACCAACCTATACATCGGATGCTTCAGGTCGAGTTGTTATTGAATCAAAAGTTGATATGAAGAAACGGGGTGTCGCCTCGCCTGACCGTGCTGAAGCAATACTCTTAGCACTATATGAAAACCGTTCAGTCATTCAAAGCATCGCACCTATCTCAATCGGTCAATCAAATCAATGGGGAACTTTATGAGTCTTTCTGATTGGGATTTAGATTTACGATTCGGGCAAGAGGGCGAGGTTCTAGTTAATAACTTCCTGACCTCACCTATTGAAACAGTCGAAGTTAAAAGAGATAGACGCTGGAAAGAAACAGGCAATCTCTATATTGAAACCGAGTGCTGGTCAGATGTTCTTGGATGCTGGTACGCATCAGGGATAAGCACAACCAAGGCGACTCATTGGTCTTTCATTCTTGAGGATTCCGTAGTCATAGTTCCAACCGAGAGAGTTCGGATGGCTATTGCTAAACACGGATTGAAGAGAGAAATGAATCGCCCTGAATACTCAACTAAGGGATATACCGTTACTTTGCATGACTTGTGGCGGTGAAAGAAAGTCGATTAGTTGCTCCACGATTACACAGTCTCTACCCTCAATTAAATGACCGTAATCTCCAGCGAAGGCTTGAATCTCACGAATAATTCTTGCTCGTTCAGTTAGACGCTCTCGCTCCTGAATTTGTTCCATAAGTTTACTAATTTGATTTTCGGGTGTCATCCTCGTCCTCTTCAAAGTTCCAGTCAATATCAATCCAGCCTGAGTTCATATAACCCTTGATAGAAATACCTAAGGCAATAAAACTAACGGCGAGCGCTAACCATGCAATCATGGGGAATCCTAACTCTTGAGAATCGGATTCTCCCACGCTTGCGATAGATAAACCAATTACGCATTAGCCAACACATTCTGTGGCTGAATGTCGTAGACAGATTCGTAGAGCAGTTGTCCGCTCTCCCAATCTTTCCAGTTGCCATCGCTTCGGATGCTGATGCCATCACCAAAGATTTTCTTAGCAAGGATTAGTGAGGCAGTCACCGCCATGTCGTATGGCTTTTGAGCAGTCTTGCAAAATCCATCATCGTAACTAGGTAGTTCGATATAGAAAGTCTCATGCGCTCCAGTTCCTACGCCATTGAAACTTAGATAATCGGATTCGTACTTTTGCTCACCGATTTCAATTCCTGCTTCTTCAGCAGTTGCAACAATCTGCTTTACGCCCTCAATAAATTCAGCAAACTCTTCTTTAGTTGGCTGTTCTTGAAAAGCCCAATAATGTGTGTAACCCATTTATGCGTTCTCCTTTTCTAATTGATTTTCCTGTCCCCATTGGAGTTTTCTTTCGTGCTCTTGCTGGTGACGGTTAGAAGCCTTCACCGATTTATGAAATTTTAAGAACCTACCCTTTTTGCCACAGGAGCAAGCCCATCTATAATTTTCAGATTCGAAACCAAGACTCATGATGCAACCTCTTTTTCTAAGCATCGGTTTCTCCACCAAGCACCCTCAAGAGTTTTAGGCGGAGTTAAAACATTGATAAACGATTCAGGAGCCTCGTAGTAACAAGGACCCTCTGATTCACCAATCACCTTGGTATGAACCCAACCATTTTTACGCTTGGTTAAAATCACGCAAGCAAAGACTGAGTTGTCCTCAAGTTTCTTTAAGGCTACATAAAAAGCCTTTTGACCATCTACATTTTTGCCTTCGAAGATTTTGACGGCTTCATAGATTCCGTCATAAGTCCTGCGGATGTAGTAATTGATAAATGCGTGAGTTGTGAAATTAGTACCTACTGGAGTTGCATCCCATCCCATTACGCACTCACCCCAATCCCGAATTCTTCTCTGATTGCTTGTTGAGTTGCTCTTTTGATTTCTGCAACAGCCCACTCAAAGTTTTCTACCTCAGAGATATTTTCTACATGAACACCAGTTGCCTTAGTGCCGTAGTAGATTTCATAAACTCTGTAACCTTCGACTTTGTAAAGTCTGTACTGACCGATTTTCTTAATTGCTTTCTGAGCCATTTTGTTCTCCTCTCTAAGAACAAGTCCAGTATATCATAACTCGGGTTGGTTATTCACCTTTTCGACAATGATTTCCTTGATTTTGTCGGTGTCCTCTTTAGATACCCCGACGCCTATAACCACGATTTTGTCTGACCAGTTACTCAATTTCCCGCCTCCTTTTTTAAGTCTTGGGCAATGTTCCAAGCCTGACGCTTACTGGATGGTAACTTACCCTCGCCCTCTGAGTTAGCGTATTCTTCTAATAATCGGGCGATGGTATGAGCCTTCAC